TAACTAACAAAGAAAGGATATTCGCTACCAACGTATCGGTAGGAATGGGTGTGGTAAAGTCCTACATGGATGCTTACGATGAGGATTCACCAGACAAAGCTAAGAAAAGAGCTGCCGTACTTTTAAAACAGGAGCGAGTAATGAAAGAAGTTGAGAAGGGTGTCCAGGACATAGCCAAGTCTCTTGGTATCAATCATGAATACATTCTAAATAATCTAAAAACTCTTGCTGAGACCAGTGTTGATGAGAACATAGCTCTTCAGAGCTTGAAGGAACTCGGCAAAGCAATAGGTACTCTCGGTAGCGGAGTCAAGAGAGTGGAACAGGGAGTTATCGGCATGTTTAGCGGGTTCTCACCTGAACAAATAGAAAAAGCTGAGAGGAAGATTCTCGGCACAGATAAGGGGGAAAGATGATATGCCCACATTGTTCTTCGATGTACACCAAAAAGGATGGGAAAAGAAAGAGGAAGTATGGAATTGCGCAGAAGTATAAGTGTAAGTCATGTACAAAGAATTTTTCTATACCTCTTGACACAGAGGTTAAGGAATACGACCCAACTATTCAGCCTGGGGAAGTACTTACTTATTCATCTAACAAAGTTGTAAGAGTACACTGTCTCACAGATATCCATCTTGGGGCAAGAGAGTTTGACGTTAGAAAGTTCAGTGACGCTGTTACCACAATAGCAAAAGACCCACATTCAGTATGGTTTGGAAATGGAGATATGATAGAGATGATTCCTCCAGGATACAAGGCTATCTCTGGAAGGGGTCAGATACAACCTCCAGAAGACCAGTATCTAAGTTTTCTCCAAGCTGTATCTCCAATAAAGGACAAATGTCTATTCGTAAGGGGAGGAAATCATGATTTTCTTAGAAGCTATGTTATTCTCGATTTCGATGTATGTAAAACCCTTGCGGCTGAGTTAAATGTACCGTACTACCAATATCCAGGGTACACTAGAATTTCCGTCAAAGGAAAGGATTACTACCTTGTTAGTGGACACGGGAAGAGTGGCGCGAAGAATGGTGACCTTGAATTGGATAGACTTGCTTCGATTTACTCTGATGGAGATGTTTTCGTACTCGGTCACAATCATCAGCTATATGCTAAGCCAGTTGACTCGATTAGAGTTGAAGGTGATGAAGAGTCTCTCAAAAGGAGATGGTACGTGAGAGGAGGTTCTTTTCTAAGGTACGCCGCTTATGCTAGGTATGCAGTTTACCCAGTTATCAGAACAGGATGGGTTACTATGGAGTTCTCAGATGAAGGAATAAGGTGTTGGGAGAATTAATCGAAAAAGATTTAGATGAAGCGATTAGGGAGCTTAAAAAATTAAAGTCAGAACTACCTCTAAACTTATATGGTTTAAGTTCGAGACACTATGACGCTCTCAAAGACATGCTTGCTATCATAGAAGGTATGGACATTCCAACTAGGATTAACTACAATGCCGAAACTAATTGATTTCTCTCCAGCGAGGAAAAAGTCTAAAAAGACAAGACAAGGACAGGGGAAAGGTTCTAAATTTGGGAACATTGGTAGCAAAAAGTACTATCGTAAAAAGAAAAGGGGCCAAGGATGAAACATCCTAATAGAAAATCCATATCAAAGACTGATATGATGAGAACAATAGAAGGTCTTGTACATCATGTTCAAATATCAAGTCTTAGAATGGATGATATTGAAAGGATACTCTCGGATTACATTGAGTATATGGACGGTGAAAATAAGTTTGGTGAATATCTAGATGGCAAATATAAATCAAAAGAATCAGACGGAAGCGGAACAGGCTCTTCTCCTAGCAAAGAGTGATTTAATCGCTTTTGGGAAGCTCTTTCTTCCCGATGATTTCATGCGTAGTGAGACTCCACCTTTTCACTATGAGATGGCTGATTGTATAGATGATTTAGAAGTCAAACAGTTAGCTATCATTCTTCCAAGAGGACATGGTAAAACCGTTTTAACAAAGGCTTCTATTCTTAAAGATTTCTTATTTTGTCCTCAGGACGATATGTTGTTTTATGCATGGGTTTCCGCTACTCAGAAACTTAGCGTGGGCAATATGGACTACATTAAATATCATTTTGAGTATAATGACCGAATCAAATATTTCTTTGGAGCAATGAAAGGGAATAAATGGACAGAGGAGGATATTGAATTAAAAAATGGATGCAAACTCATCTCAAAGTCAAACGTCGCGGGCATTAGAGGTGGAGCGAAACTCCACAAACGGTACGACCTCATATGTCTTGACGACTTCGAGCACGAACAAAACACTATCACGGTTGAAGCTAGAGCTAAGAATGCTAATCTGGTCACTGCTGTTGTATATCCCGCTCTTGAGCCTCATACTGGCAGGCTCCGTGTTAATGGTACTCCTGTTCATTATGATTCCTTTATCAACAATCTTATCGTCAATCATGCTCGTAGTCAGAAGAAAAAAGAAAAGTTTGCTTGGAAGGTAGTGACATATAAAGCCATACTACCGACAGGTAGTGTGCTTTGGCCTTCCTTCTTTCCATCAAGTAAGCTCGAAGAGAAAAAGAAGTTCTATCGAGATTCAGGTCAGCCTGCAAAATTCTTTCAAGAGTACATGATGGAAGTTCAGTCGGAAGAAGATGCTGTCTGGAGGAGACAACACGTTAAATACTGGGAAGGTTACTATGAGCATGAAGAAGGCGTTAACTATATCGTACAAGAAGGGGAAAAGACACCTATCAATACATTTATCGGGTGTGACCCTGCTACTGATATTGATACTAAAGACTCTGATTTCAGCGTCATTATGGTTGTGGGTGTGGACACAGATAATAATCTATTCGTACTCGAATATGAAAGGCATAGAAGTATTCCAACTATAGGGGCTAAAGGAGTTGATGGTGGCTATCTTGAGAAGAAAGGTGTCGTTGATTATATTATCGAACTTTATGAGAAGTATAAGTGTACAAGTGCAACAGTAGAGGACGTGGCTATGAACCGTTCCATATTCCAAGCATTAAATGATGAGAGAAGACGGATAAATCGCTTCGATATAGCAGTAATACCTGAAAAACCTGGTGGAACTAACAAACGAAATAGGATTTACAGTGGTTTAAGTGGTAGATTTAGTATGGCAACGGTAAATTTGAGGGAGAATATGTTCGATTTAGTGAACGAAATCCTTACTTTCGGCCCAAGAATGGCACATGATGACACCATAGAGTCACTTTATTATGCAAATGTACACTCTTTCCCACCCAATTATGCTCAAAAGAAGAATAAAAAGTGGTTTAAGCCAAAACGTAAGGCAAAGAACTGGTTGGTAGCTTAAGGAGCTAATAAATGACAGAAAAAATGAACATCAAAGTAAGTGACAATAAAATTCAGGAAGTAACTGATGGTAAAATGGTAGGCCCTGTCACAGGTTCTTTTTATAGGGGTAAAGCCTACCGTGATACTCCTGAGGGAGAAAAATATCTTGGAGAATTTTTGAATAGTGGGAATCCTATTAAAACAGAACTTCTTCGAGGAAAGAATGATACTTATACGAGGAAAAGCCTTTATGGTTTTAAAACCTCTGAAGGAGATACTTCATATTACGAAACAAATAATCGGAGTCGAAACTTAGGCATGTTAAGAAACAAAGAATCCGCGGATATCCGCCGTGCTGTTATAGGAGGAGGAACTCCTGTGGATTTAGGGGAAACAAGTGGAAAAGATTATGTTGCTAACTGGGGTACTCCACCTGTCGCTGAAATTAAAAAGGATGTTACTAACAAAATCATGGGGTTTTTTAAGGGTTTAGGCAAATAGTGCCGAGATTTAGCAAAAAGAGTAAGTCTAAGTTAGAGACTTGTGATGAAGACTTACAGGAAATATTTGATATTGTTGTTAGACATTTTGACTGCACAATACTGGAGGGTTTTCGAGGAAAGGGTAAGCAAAATGAGGCTTATAAAAAGGGGAACTCTAAACTCAAGTTTCCTATGGGTAAACACAATAAAGTTCCGAGCATTGCAGTTGACGCGATACCTTATCCGATTGATTGGGAGGATAGAGAAAGGATGAGTTACTTTGCAGGTTTTGTTTTAGGAATAGCAAGAATGAAAGGTATAGTTCTTCGCTGGGGCGGCGACTGGGATATGGATTTTAAAACCAAAGACAACAGGTTCGATGATTTGGTTCACTTCGAGATTAGGAAGCCATAGTGAGTAATAAAGTAGATACAGGTGGGAAAAGATTAAACCTATTCCCAGCTAAAAAATATAAATATGGCTATAAATAAAAGAGCAGCTACGATTGTGGTTGCATTTATAACTGGTCTATCACCTATGGGAGTAATCTTAACTCAAGGGTGGATGGAACAAAGAAAAATGGAGGCAGGTATCATTGATACATCTGTTCTCTTAAATC